TATTAAATTAGCTAACTCGTCTACTTTCCCAGTAATTGTATCTATTCCTTTTCCTAATACTCCTGGTAATACCTCACCTAGTTGTTTTAATGGAACAAGTGATTCTTGCAATCTATCACTAACAATACCTAGACTTCCGATTCCCTTTATAAAGTTTGTGTCTGTAAATGTTTTGGATGCTTTTTCTGCAAACTTCATGGATAATTCAACTGAAGTGTTGAGGTCTTCTAAAAATTGGGCGCCTGTTGCTTGCGTCTCGATGTCTTTTCCGTCTTTGTCTTTTGTTATAACTTTTGCATTTGTTTGTCCAATAAATGCTATATCTTTTTTTATTGCGTCTAATGAGTCAGCACTTCGTTCTGCAGGTGTTCTTACGTCTGCTGCTTTAGCTGCTCCTTCAAGAACTTTGTCTATTTGATCTGTAGTTAAATTACTATTGGCTCTTAAATCTGCTTCTAATTTCTTTAAATCACCTTCAGCTTGGGCAACTAAATTTTCAACCCCTAATTCTTTTTGAAGTTTTAATTGGGCATTCATTTCTAATAGTTTAGCACCATCAATACCAAATAGCTCAGATGCCTTTTGTCGAGCCATATAGTTATTTTTTAGTGTGTCGCCTTCTTTCTCCAAGAATTGTTGCATTAACTCGGCTTGTTTAACTCCGTCGCCTTTCAATTGGGCCATTCGGAATTCATTGGTTAAACTCTTACCAGAATTAGTTAACAAACGATGACCAGTTAACTGTTGATACTCCATTTCAGTACCAATGCTGGATTCAATGTTTAATAGTTTATCACCCACTGCACTAAGCTCACCCATTGTAGTACCTAATAATCTGGCTTTCATTGTTGCTGCTTCTAATTGGCCTGGTACTCTACCAAATTGAGTAGCTACATCAGCTCCCATTGATGATATATCTTCTACCATTTGTGACATTAATTGAGTTTGATCTTGACCAGTTGCGTCTGAGAATGTTTTGGCTACCTCTGTGATATTTGCAATACTAGCGGCTGCATTCATACCCATTGATCTAGAAAATAATTCAAATTTCTGAGCGCCTTCCTCTGAAAGTCCTAGATTATTTTGTAAAAATGCTTGTGATTTTATTAAACTATCAACCATTCCATTAGTTGCATCAACCATTCCATTAGTTGCGTTTTTTGATGTAATAAATCCACCTGTAATCTTTCCTAACCCGGCAGCATATTTAAATAGTTTAGCATCGCCAATTTCAACGTTAATAGCTCGTAACTGTTTAGAAAAATCAAATCCGCCGGCACTACTCAATTTAAATTCTTTTTGTAAGTCTTTTTGGCTTTCTATTAAGAATGTGAGATTTTTTATTGACTTCTCAGTTGCATCAGCAAAGTCTTTAAAATAAGCTTGAGCTCTACCAACGCCTGCAGACAATGCTGCAAATTCGCTGATGTTGGCTGAAACGAGCTCACTGACATCTTCAATGGCCGGACCAACACCTTTTAATGACTCAGCGAAGGTATCGATCTGTTTAGCAATTTTAGTTACAGTACCGCCATCATTTAAATCGCCTATAGATTTAGCAAATTCATTAAATTCATTTGCCATACCGAGTCTAGGTTGTTTCTTTAATTCATTAACAGACACATGATTTGTAGATCTCATTGGTTGACTCTTTATTATAAATATTTACAAGTTACTTTTTGAACTTTGGTCTGTTGATCTTATTTTTTTGTCGATTGACTTGATCTTGTTGATCTGCTGCAGCATCGCTCCGCATCTTGTTGATTCGTGATACCCATAGTTTACGAATTCGCAACGGCATCGTGTATATGTCTTCAAATGACCAACGACCTTCTCCAGCCCATAATAGGTCAAATAATTGATTATGAAATAATACTTGGTCTTTTGCTTTAAAACCAAAAAAGGTCGAGCTTAAATTGAAATGTGGCAGGATACGTGGCTCCCACATCATCCACTACTTCCGTTTCATAATTAATACCGGGTGCTGACTCTACAATATATTTTCTAAGTTTTCTACTATCTATTGCTCGCAGTTCATATTTTAAATACTCTTCTATAGTATTAACGTCTGTATCTCCGTTTATTGCATGGATTGACATTTTGAGAAATGAAGAGTTAATTGATTCGTCTTCTACTTTATTAGCATCTGCAGCTGATAAATATTTAAATTTAATAACATCGTTATTACTAGGAATAATATATTCAAAACAACCGTTACTATCTGCTGCTTTATCAAATGTTCGTGATTTTAACTTTGATAGATCCAATATTGCATTTACCGGCTTATCCGTTTTAGGATCAGTGACTGATACTGGATATTCATTTCCATATCCTAATATTCTAGCAGATATAATTAACCATTCTTTGTCACCAATAACAAGCTCGGAAATATCAACTCCTGGTGTTACAATTAATGCTTCTAGCAGTTTATCAAACATAACACCTTCGCTTATATAACTACTATTAGATAGTATGTCTTCATCATATGCAGTCATGTGCCGCATTTCTATTTTTCCTGAATTTAAAACTGATGTTTCTGCATATACTTTGCCTTGAGATGGCAATGTAATTATGTTTGCAGGAAATTTGCTGTTTTGCTTTTGTTGTTCGTACTGCTTTTTTGCTAATTCGACAATCTGTTTGTTGTCTAATCGATCGGTAACTTTACTCATAATATCCTTATTATAACTTTATTATAAATATGGGTGAACACAAAAAATGGGTAAAAATTAATCTACCCATTCTGTTAATATGATTTGTATTTTTAGAAATTTAAGAATGCCCAATCGTATCGAAGATCCATTGAAATTTTAACAACATCTTCACTTGACCAATCTAATTCACCAAAATTTGTACTAGTAATATATGTTCCTTTTAATATCCACTCTTCAACTTTTTCACCTAATGGAGAAAGTGATGTCAATGTTACTTCTTTTTTATACATTGATGAATACCCATCTCTACCAGTTGCAGATTCATGATGCAAACGTACCCATTCCATAACAGACTGTGCTGCTGATGGTACAATTGGATCATATAGTGATATTGAAATTCCATTCCATTTAGATTTACCTTTTACGTAACGTTGAACGTTCATATGATCTAATGTAATTTCTCCATTATCTAGACTAGGTTTAGCAGATGAATGTATAAGATATGCAGGTATGCCTTCAATTTCCATGATAAATTGATGTGACTTCTTTGGTTCCCAAGAGTATGCGTTTTGCCAATAATTGTTATCAATACCATAATCAGCAAAATCTGTATTTACTCTATCTATTAATGCCATATTTATTCCTTATATTTTAATATAAATATAACGAACAGTAAAAAAGGCAGAACCGAAATCCTGCCTTTTGTGTTATTTTTTAATCCTATTCAGGAAATGATGCACCTGTAGGTTGAATATTAAAGTCTAAGACAATAAATTCTGCCGTTCTAGTTGGCTGTAAAAATATTTGACCATACATTATATTTCTATCTATTACGTCTGGTGTGTTATTTGTTTCATCCATTACTACACGGAATGCTGACAAACCTTGTTGTGCTCTTACTTGTTCTAAATAAGGATTCACAATGCTCAAGAATCTGTTTCGTGTTGCTGAAGTGTTTTGTTCGAATACTAGGTATTTAGTTGACGACGCAATAAACTTCTTAACTTCGATAAGCAAACGACGCACATTGACACGATCTAATGCACTTGGACGAGCTTGCAATGTCTTTTGCCCCCAAACACAAATTCCTTCATTAGGGAAGTTTGCTATAGGATTAACACGGTTCTCATATAATTCATCTCTATCTGATTGACTTAGATTCTTATATGTACCAATTGCCGTTGTCAATCCACCTCTAGTTAAACCAGCTGGTGCATACCATGGTGCAGTTACAACATCATTAAATGCTAATACACCTGGCATCACTACTGATGGTGGAACAAAAATTGGTTTATTTTTTCCTGGATCTACAACTCTTACCCATGGGAAATATGTTGCTGCATAATTGCTATCAATATTTGTTACTTGTTGAACTACAGTATCAATATTATCTGTTAATGCATTACTATCCATTATATAAAATGTGTCTTGTCTTTGTTCTACCAAGTTTCTAGCAGCACTAGTTACTAATGGATGAAGGCTATCAATAACACCTGGTGTTATCAACATGTTCATATCATAATAATCTGCATTACTTAACAATGCGAATGCTTTGTTATATGCCTTAGTTCCAGTTGTGGCTATACCACTACAATCAAATCCAAATGTATTTGTAGATTTAATATTCGTTCCTGACAGTTTAGGTAAATTAGGACGAGCTCCATCAAATCCACCTTGCATTGGCACCATAAACTTTCTAGTGTTAATAGAAACATTGCTGGTAAATGTATTAGCATTCAATGCTGTTGTCAATGATCCACTATATGCAGTTGCTGATGTTGGGAAATTTGCTGCTGCGTCTTGACTCACATCACCTAAATAAAAGTCTACATTGCTACCGGTAGTTGAGAAAGTGGTTGGGATTGGAGATAAATAATTCAAGTTATTCAAATTATCAAAATCAAATCCAAAATAGTTTCTGCTATTAAATGTGGTTTGAACTTGCGATGTCAATGTTTCTGCAGCAGGTAAATTAAGTGATGCACTATACATCGGAATTGGCGATGTTAATGCCACGTACCCAAATGGTATCAATGTTTCACTGTTTGTTTTTTCTGCTACACCTGGATCAACTTCTACTCTAATAAATTTAGATAAATTAGGATAATCACCATTAACAACAATATCACCAGCATCAGTAATTGTGCTGTATCGATCGCCAATTACTCTAGAAATATATCTAGGTGAGTCTGGATCTAAATTTAGATTTGTAAATGACTCAACGATATCCGGTGTTCTGTCTGTGTCTTGTGATGAATATGGAGTATTAGCAATATTGGTAGTGTTTACACGTCTTACCTCTACTGTAAATGTTCCATATCCATTTGGATCTGAAACTTCACTAGCAAGTCTAATATCACGAATACCAATTTTCACTTCAGAACTAACTGAGGTACCATGTGATAGTGTGTGAAATTTAAATAGATTCTTTGCAGTAGTTCCAATTTTTTGAGAAGTAATAAACGGCGTTGCTGCTGTTTTATAATCTTCTAAAAATGCATAGTTACTACCAGTTACTTGTTCTAATGAAATAGTGACATCAGCCATATTATTAAATAAACTAGATGCATTTTTATTTTCATATTGTACATATACTGGATAATCTACTGATTTAGGAGACTTACCATATGTTTTTGTTATATATGAATTATCAGTCGATACGATTGAAGCTGATACTGAAGCTCCGTTCCCTGCTAAGAATGCACTAAAGCCTGGTATTGATGTGTCAGTAGTAAATGATCCAGATACTTTTATTTCAAATGAACCTGACGAATTATTATTAATAACCGAGTCTTCAAAATATGCCGCATTCACAACACTACCAGCACCTAATACTGCTTGGGTAGGATGAAGTATATGTGTTACAGTTTCAACTGCACCAGCACCAGAACCTGATTTTGCAATGACACCAATTGCGCCATTTGATATAGAGTAACCATCTTCATATAAAAGTCGTGTTACTGTTATTACATTTCCGTTTCTCAGGTAGTCATTAACTACAAATGGAACATATGAATCATCTGTATATGATCCGAATATTTGTTCAAATTCACCATATGATGTAATTTGAGTCGGTACTAGTGCAGGCCCCTTTACGGTTGACCCCACTATTGCTGCACCAATTTGTGCTACTCCTCCGGCTAAAAACGATTGATCAACTTCATTCGTAAATACACCAGGCGAAACAATTCTTTCTGCCATTATTATTCTCCTATATTTTGTTTATTATAAATATGGCGGTTTAATCCCAAACCTATGATTGTGTAAATGTACCTGTGTTGATATCAATTGATCCTTCACCATATCGCTCTTTA